ACACAACACCACACCACACACAACATGGTTCGCAAGCACAAACGCAAGAACAAAGGCAAGGCCGATGTCCCCCGCAACGCGGGCGGCCCTGCCAATGTTCCACCCCTTAAGGGACTGCCACACGGCAGTGGAGCGAGCGACCATGGAAACGACACACAAAACAACAACAACAACAACAACAACAACAACAAACACAATCCGCCTCACGGGGCGGGAGTGGGCCGGGGCCGCGGGGGAAACCGTGGCCGTGGCGGGCGCGGCGGGCGTGGTGGCAGAGGCAACCACGCTAACCGTGCGCCCGCCACGCACCGTGCCGGTGGCAGCGGCCGCCGGCACCACCGCCGCCATCATTCGTCTTCGTCGTCCAGCAGTTCGAGCAGCAGCAGCAGTAGCAGCAGCTCGTCTGCCAAGCCGCCCATCCAGGCGGCGGACACGCTGACGGCATGGGACCGGCGGTATGTGACCAAGGCCCACTTTGATGACGAATCGCTGACGGCCGCCTTCCCGTTCCGCACGCGTGCGGGCCCCGGGGGCGTGTCGCACAGTGGCCACCAGTGCAGCCACACTCACCGCGAGGAGGCTGTGCACGTGGCGCTCATGCGCAACGGCCCCATTTTGAAGATGATCGATGCTACGTACACGGATACGGAGCAGCAGGTCGCTGACATTTGGGGGCACGAGCGCACGAAGATGTTTGACCCGCAGTCGCACGGCGACAATGGGCCCCTGGGTGGCAGCAACCTGGTGCGGCGCATTGTCAATGTCGAGGAGGGCCGCGTGCTCGGCGAGGCCGCACGCGTGCACCCCGGGTTGCGCATCACTGTGACGCCAGCGGGGGCAGTCGATTACGACTGTGCCATTATGGTCGACGTGTATCACGGTACCAACGGCGGTCCGCTCAACGCGGAGACGCTGCACCGCCTGGTCAAGAAGTTTGGGATCCTGAAGGTCGTTACGCGCCACTTTCGTGGTGCTGCGGGCTTTGACCACTTCTACCGGGCGACCAGCAACTCGGCTGGCATCACGACGATGGTGCCGGGCGTGACCGAGGGCCGCTGGGTCCGTGACGAGCACACCGACATGATCAGCTTCGTGTCGGAAGAGCATGGTGGCATCAATTATAACCAGCACTATACCAACGATTTCCTTCTCCGCGACAACCACGCTGTGGTTGCTGGCGAGGAAGTTTCGTGGTCGTGCGAGGCTACGATTGGCCCGTATTACGTCTACAACGTCGCCTCGGCCCCACTGGCCGGCGACGAGCTGCACTACACGGCGCCCAAGGCGCTGTTGGCAGCCCCCGTGGAGTTTGTGCACTTCGGTGATTCTCATGTCACCGTCGGAACACCGTGGTACCACCGCTTGCACGTTGCGGTTTCGCGCGCCTTCGGGTACGCGGAGCCGCCGCGCACGCTGATGGTGCACCACGCTGCCAAGGTCGCCGCACAGCGCGCTGACCGCAACATGAACGGGTCTTTGATCGAGTCTGCGAAGCAGGTGGTGCGTAACGCCATCGCTTCGGAGCCCGGCTGGGACTCTTGGAGCCGTACTTTCCCCCGCGAGTTCACGCGGATGGTGGATGATACGGCGTTCATGGCAGTGATGGACGGGCGCACAGAGGCAGCAAACCGCTGGTGGTCAGCCAGCGCTGTGGCACACTACGCGAACGAGGCGATCCGCATCGCGCGTGGTGGGCAGCAGACCGCACGTCTGGACACGTCACCGCTCGCGGCCCTGATGGTCGCGTGCGGTGGCGCGTTCATGGTGGGACTGATGGCGAGCAGCGGCAGCGCACGGGCATTCCTCGTGAAGCTTTGCCGCACCGTCCTTTGGAACCGCCTCGTGGGCAACAGTGCCACCACCATGAAGGTGGGCACCGACAACACGACGGCCACGGAGCTCACCGTGGCCACGGCAGTGGAGCCTAGCGCCGCCATGGTGCTGTATGACGCCGTTCTCCCCGCATGCACTGTGGGACGGACGGCGCTGCAGTGCCTGGTGGGCGTGACGCACCACCCCGTGGCCGCGGGCTTCGCTGCGCTGTCTGGGTTTGGCGCAACGTCATCGTTGTGCCAGGCCGTCGGCTCGGGCACTGAGGAGTTGTGGCGCTATTTCGTGCCGTACTTTACGCCTATGATCGTGGTCGCTGAGTGGTTGATCTACGAGCTGCCTGCCTGGCGCGGTGGCTTTGCGAGCAACCGGGCCACCGTTGGTGCCATGGCGTACCGCGCGCAGATGCACGCGGCGCTTGGCAGCCTGAACCGGCACTACGGCGCGTCCGTAGCGGCAGCCGTGCACGTGATTGGCAACCTGATCGCCTTCGGCGCTCAGCGCGCAGCCAGCGCCATGGCAGCTGCACACGCGGCTGGAGACCTGCGCCTTGCAGACAAGGCGACGGCTCGGTTCATGCGGCTCTGCCGCCTGCGGATGATTGTCGCTGTCGCGATGCTCGTGATGGCACTGGGCCCGAAGATTCCGGGTTTTGGCAAGGGCCCCGCACGTGGCGCGGATCAGGCCGGAGCCCTCTGAAGCGGTCTTCACCCGGTGTGCCGCAAGCAGAGCCAGTGCCGGCGCTTGCGCACGACAGTGATGTGTTTGAGTTGGAGATGCGTGAGCCGGATTTCGGCCGCATCTCAGAATATGGAACAACGGCGGTGGACGGCAAATTGCTATTGCACCCGATCAGCATGCCTGAGGAGATCACCCAGGTGCTGGACGTGGACAATCGCGACGTGCAGTGCACGATTGACGTATCTGGAGCTAGGTACGACAACGTGCTCGACGCGTGGTGTGAATCGGCGGACGTGGGTGGTGATTATCACCACCACGGTCTGATTTTTGCGCCAAGCACTCTGCGGTTGGTGGGCGTCACGACGCGCGACATGTTAGTCGCGGTCGCATTGCGCCTGCTAACAACACCGGACCACCGGGTCAAGCCGAGCACCCCCGAGGCAGCCGCGCAGTACGCGGCACTCGTGGAAGGTGCCACATGGCTTGGCAACTCCATGCGCCCGCATCTGGGGCGCCTTCCCAGCGAGCAGGAATGTGCCGCGCTGATGGGGGGTGCACGCGGCCGCCATTTACTCGAGATGTATGAGCTCGTGCATGGCGGCAGCAGCAAGATGAGGGTGACGTTCAGCCTGAAACGCGGCGAGTGGCTGCCGGTCAAGAGCATCTTGGTCGCCTCCATTCTCCGCTACTACGTCAAGCCGCGCGGCATTTGTCCCATCAACGAGGTGGGCCATGCGTCGCTAATCGGCGGGGGTAGGCAGGCTATGACTGCACTATGTGCGGTGCTGGACGGCCGTCTGCACACCATTGTGGGTGTGTCGGGCTTGGTCAGCTTCAGCATCACCGTGGTGTGCGGTTATAGCGGCGCGCAATTGAGCGCGTTGGCCGAACAAGTGACTTCCCATCCTGGGTGGGGGTTCCTGGTGAGTGGTGATGATGGCCTAATGGTCTCGCACCCCGTGGTCTGCTCGCCTGCAGTCATCGTGCCCACCGACGCTAGTCGGTTTGAGGCATCGATTGCAGCGCCGCAGTCGCGGGCGGGGCTCTTGAGCCTTGCGCTTGCCGGCATGGACGACCGTTTCTTGGAGGTGCTTACCGAGGCACTCTTCGCTGGCTTCAAGGTCAAGCACAGATCTCGCATGTACGTCGTGATCAGTCTGCTTGGAGCGATGGAGAAGAGTGGATTGGGCACAACCACGCTGTTCAACTGCATAGTGCACGTACTGTTCATTCTGCGCTTTGTCATGATCACGCCGCTGAGGCGTGTTCAGGCATCGCAGCTGGAAGGCATGTACGTGCGCTCCGCGGCCGATTGCGGCTTCACGCTAACGAGCGAGAGCTGCACGGACATCGGGCAGTGCGTGTTCCTGCGCGGCTGGTGGCGCAAGGCGGCTGATGGTCAACGGATCTGGCTGCCTGTGCCCGGCATGATTGGCAAACTGGGCAAGGTTGGGCGTGACCCCGTGACGATCACGAAGGTCAAGTTCCAGCCGAAGCTGAGCTATGCCGACGCGCTCGCCACGGTGGCGCGCTCTATTGCGGCGTGCTACAACGTGGACCGGCAGTACCCCATTCTCGGCGCCATGATGCAGGCGTACGATTATGTTGGACGCGATGGCACTGTGTTGGCTGCCAGGCGCGTGCTTGAGCGAGCTGATCATAAGCCGCTCATCACCGTGGCGATCCCAGTGGACAGGCAGGAGTGCCTGGACGCAATGGTTGAGCGCTACGGCGTGTCCCGCGACGACCTGCTGCTGCTTGATGCGCAGCTGCGAGCGGTCCGACACCTTCCTGTTGTTGTCAGGAATCCGGTGGTCTACGAGCTCACTCGTATTGACTACTGACCCGGGTGTCGTTTAACCGGGAGTGGACAAACACACACACACACACAACAACAACACAAACAACAACAACAATCGGAGAGATGGCGCGCAAGAAGAACAAGGGCAAGGGCAAGGCGCGTAGTCGCAAGAGCAACAAGCAGGGGGGCAAGCAGGTCCGCCTGATTGGCAGCGGCGACTACAGTTATGCATCGCCCGGCCCTTGGGGCAAGGCCGGTCGTCAGTATGGCGAAATGGGCGGCGCGGCTGCTGGCAAATTGGCTGGCAACTACATGATGCCCGGCGCCGGCGGCAAGGTCGGCGGGTTTCTCGGCGGACTCGCTGGCAAGTACGCCGGCGGCCTACTGCATTACATCGGCAAGCTGTTTGGCAGCGGTGACTACTACGGCAACACCGAAGGCTTCACTGTGAACTCGCTGTTCAAGGCGGGAGTGGGCCGCCACGCCGCGCCGAGTTTTGCGGCCGGCCACCACCCGGTCGAGATTGCACGCCGGGAGTACATCGGCGACATCTACTCTTCCATTGCGGACAACGTCGCGTTCGAGATACCAATCTCGCCTGGCGACCAGTCGTTCGTACCATGGGTGTCCAGCGTGGCGCAGCACTTCCAGCAGGTCCGGGTCGACGGTGTCGTGGTCGAGCTCATCTCGGAGTACAGCGAGATGGGCGGCGGTAGCCCAGCAATGGGCTACGTCGGCTTCGGCACCCGGTATGACTCAGTCACGCCGGCGCCCACCAACAAGCGTGAACTGCTTGCCCTCGACGGGGCGCAGTCCGCTAAGCCATCTCTGAGCCAGTTGCATGGTATTGAATGCGCGCGCGGCGACAACGTAATGGAGTCGCTGTACGTGCAGCCTGCCACCGGCATTCCGAGCGGCGCTGACCCGCGCTTGTACCGCCTTGGTTCCACCACGGTGATGACGGGCGGGCAGCAGGCCGACGGCCTGAAGATGGGCGAGCTTTGGATCACCACGCACATGGTGTTCACGAAGCCGCGACTGCCCGTCGACAGTGCCAGCCAAGTCGCAGCGTACTCGTTCCAGCGCACCAATTCCATCACCGTGCCATCGCTCTTCGGCACGGCCGGCAACCCGCCGGTCGTCGTCACGACCAATGACACGTCTATTGTGGCCGACAGCAGCAACTACATTGCGCTGCCCCGGCCCAACAGCGGTGGTGATGCGCGCAAGTACCTGATCATTGCTAACGCCAACTCCAACGGCTCCTGGAGCGCCGGATGGGGTCTGAGCGTGACGCAGGCGTCGGACGCAAGCGGCGAGGGCGTTAGCCTGGACCCCATCTGGAACACGGATGGCGGCACCCCGGCGACGTACCTGTTGTCCCCACGCACTACCATGGCCACGTCTGCCATTACCATCATCTGCCTCGCCACGGTTGAGGCCGTTGCTGGTGGCGGCGGCGCGGCGGTGGAGTATGCTTTCTCTGGCGCCAACGGCACCCCCGGTACGGGAGAGGTGCTGGTGCTGGAGACGGACATCACCGAGGACGCGCAGCTGGACGATATCGACGTCAGCATGCTCTTCGAGCGCATTCGCAAGCTCGAGGGCGACGTGGATTCCACTGCGTGGGCGATGGTGCGCGACCGCATCGGCTAAGAGGACCTGCCCCGGCAGGGCCCCCGATTGTTGCATGGTGGATAGCGGGGTTTTGACCCCGTCCCCACCGGGAGGATAGCGCGGCGGCCATGCCGCGTCCCCTCTGCTCGGCCTACCGTTACGGCCGTTCGGGGTTTGTGTCAGCGGGGCGTGATTCGGCGCGCCCCGTGCCGGCTGGGCGTGATTTCGCTCCAGTTTGTTTTGTGTGTGGGTGGGTTTGTGGGGAACGGGACTGGCCTCGGACGGCCGGCGTTCCCCTAGGATGAGCACTAACGTGGTGCGCGTCCGAAACGTGATGTAGATATTTACCAGCAGCCAGAGTGCTGTAGAGACGCCGACGGGCAGCGCCACACACAGGTTTTGTGTGGCGTGAACACATGTATATCTGGATGTCTCTTCCAGTCCCCAACGGGGATTCGCGTCACAATGCGCGTTTATGTACATGCCCGGGACTACCGCGCGGAACAGGCTTACTCAACCTGTTCCTGCTGCGGAGCCAACCGGGAACTGATACGGGCCGTCACATGGTCCGGACTCCCCC